TCTCTCTACCGATGGACTGATATTGCCGTGCGAGGCTATCGAGAGCTTGGACTCTCTGCGCAATAGGAAGCGACTCAAGTAACTTGAGGTCAATATGGTAATCAGTCGAACCGCCAATTTTTGCACTAGGACCCGTGTAACCGGACCTAATAGGTGTAAATGACACGACGACCTTATTTAAACCAGTGGATCAATTCTAAACGTAGACTGCACAGCCTCCATCAAGTCGGCCATCCGAGCTTTAGCCTTATCAGACTCAGAGATAAACTGCAGAACTCTCTGAGCCTCTTGGTCACGAACAGCGTCATTACTTTTATCCTCAGAAAGAAGACTTAGTAGCTCTTCGCGGGTGACTGGTTCGTCAATCTCCTCGGCTCTAGCTGCAGTCGGAAGTGGAGGTGCCTCGAGCTTAGATCGATCGCCTAGACGTTTTAGGAACGAATCCAAGAAACCGCCGATGCGGCGCACTACATCTACATCGGCTTCTTTCGCGGGCGCCTGATAGCGAGGTGCTTGATTCTTGTTGCTACCGGAAAAAGAAATCAGTTCCTCAGCACTCTTAACGGGCTGACCGTACGCGCTCTTACCCTCCAGGGTGGGGACCGAAGCCCACTCTCCAGATAATCGAGCAAGTGTAGTTGGGGTAATCGGGTCTCGATCGGGGTCAACACCACGCTGACGTATCAGCTCGAGTGCACCGAGATCCTGCGATAAGGGGCTGAAATCTGGGAGACCGAGCTTCCGTTGGACACTTTCCCAGGTTTGGGGCATGAACTGATACGCACCCGCAGCTGCACTTGCGTATCCGCCACTCTTAACAACCTGATTTGGATGCCGACTCAGGTCGGCGATAGGTTTGTAGCCAAACGTAATAGCGTAACGAGGACCACTTCCGCCCCAGGTACCCTCAGCGAAAGATAAAGTATCGAGCCAACGACGTGCGTTAGGGCTTATTTTCGCGCCGTCACTCATCCTCGAGTTCTTCGAATATACCAATATTAGTATCTATAACCACGCCGATTTCGCTCATAACCGATTTGTAGGCGCGCTCTCGGCAGACAAAACGGAAAATTGTTTTCCAAAGAAACTGGTCCCGCTCCTCTCCTTTAAGGGAATGAGCTTCGTTTTTAAGACGAGTAAGGGTGAAGTCGTCCTCCAGCGTTAGGCCGACTTTGATCTGATCATGATCCTTGGCCACGATCGAAACCCCTTCTTATACCAGTTTACACGCAAAAATTAAGAATTGTGTGCTTACCATGACTTACATGCCCAATAACGAGGCTTCAGCTTGCTTCCGGGGTTATCGCAGTTGTGACGAGCCCGGAAACTTTCGCGCCGTTCGGGTATGTGCTTCTTGATCGTCATGTTTGGATCACCGAATCTCACGAGACGCACCTCGTCACCTTCTTTTGCTGCCACAGCGAACTTTTTACCGCCATCCGAGTCCCGGCGGGGCTGGTTGTATCCTTTAAACACCTCACCAGCGATGCGGATCGACATCGTGTTGCATTCGTCTTGCAGTTAGTCTAGGAGATCTAAAACGAAAGAAATCCTAAAAACGAAATTCACCTAATCACTTCTAAAGAATTCCTGCTACTCTCTAAGCGTCCTCCACATTCACCTCAAGGTTGCCAATGGAGACTGCACGGCTCCTGACCATCGCTCAGACCGCAGAGCTGCTTAACTGCTCTGCAGGTTTTGTGCGCAAGCGTATTGCTCTGACCGAATCCAACCAGCCTGGTGGTTGGCCTAAGGGTATCTTCGTAAATCTTCAGCCCAACGGCGCTAAGTCTCTTTATCGCATCAACCAAGATGCACTTCAGGATTATCTGAAAGGTGAAGCTGCAGGCTCCAATGAAGCTAAAGTAGAAGAAGCATCTGCTTGCGCTGTCTGATAACGGGCCATGGCTTCTTCCTCTCTCGCTGATATCTTCCAGAGCGCTGCTCAGGCACCGACTCAAGAAATCGTGACTGAAGAAGTCATTGTTACGAAGGAGGCTACCCCGGACAACCTTGTTTTCCGGATGGTCTCCTTTGCTTCTTATCTCTACCAACTGAATACCCAAGCGCATTTGCTGCACCTAAATGTCGAGTGCAGCAACTTCCTGGCTATCCACGAGTTCCTTAAGGCTCAGTACGAGCAGCACATCGCTGACTTCGATGTAGTTGCCGAGCTAGTACGCAGCATGGACTATCTGATGCCCATGTGTCAGTGCGGTCTTATGGACGCCTATAAAAAATTCCCTGCCGTCAAGACCTACGACGCGAAAGAAGGGTTGACGCTTTACACCAAGAATCTCGAGGCAGGCGGGATGCTTGCTAAAGACCTTGTAGACGCAGCTCGGGAAACCGGTGCGCCCGATGTGGAGAACCACGCTGCTACGATCTGCGGCAACATGTTCAAGTCAGCTTGGATGCTGAAGGCTACTCTCCGGACCTCTATGTGAGGATCCAGCCTCCATTAGCTGAGACATAGAGACCACTAGGAGCCACATTCAAGTAGACAAGCCCTCCGCTATACGCCACTGGGAGGGCGTCTACGATGGCGATACCTGAGGCCACCTCAGCAAAGTAAGCGCCTGACGCAGCCAAGGCTCCTGAAGCAACAATGGCAGAGTTAGCAACCGTTGCAGTGTCAGCTGAACCTGCAGTAGTGGCTGAGTTCGCCGTGGTGGCCGTATCAGCAAAAGCAGCACCAACCTTCTGCCACGCGGAACCTGTCCATACCCGAAGGTAGTAGTTAGACGTGGATGAGTCTGTCCATAACTCACCGACAGAGTTCCCAGCTGAACCAACGGGAGTCGAGTTGGGAGCTGTCGTAGCGTAGTGACTTGGACCGATCTTGCGGATAGAACCTGCAGAATCTTTGAAGTACAGACCTGGGTCAGCGCCACCAAAACTCAGAGCAGCCTCACCCGCCTGAACTGTGGCCGTATTCGGTCTGTCAGAAGAGTTACCTGTTCTTTTTAAGAGCAGAATTACTGGTGTTGACGCCATCCTTAGTACGTACCTCCATTAATCAGTGAAGGATAAGACGGATAAGGTATCAAGACGCCGTTAGCGTACTGACCTCCGTCATAGATCAGGCTAGCCCCGCTAATAAGAACACCATTAGCGTACGTGCCCCCATCTAACTTAGGAGTCACGTCGGGATCTGGCGGTGCAAACGGATCATATTGCTCAATCGTAAACATCTCGAATCCACTAGCCGTCATCGGCGTAGTAGTACCCGAAGCCAACGTGTCGAAGTTCAGCGTTTTCACCATCGTTGGGTGCATGTCCGGGTACATCATGTGCACCGGCACCGTGTTCTGAGAGGGTGAATACTTCTCCCACCACCGAAGGTGTTTCTGGCGTTTATCGAATGTTGTCTGCTTAACTAGGTTGATCTCAAACGCTTCTCGGTACCGTTCATCCATCGGTTCGTCGGTTGGCTGAGATAACCAAGCCTGAGGGAACATGTCTGAACCGAATCGATTCTGCATGTCCCAGAAAGAAGCATAAATATGTTTACACCAGCGAGGAGCAAAATAGATAAGATTAGGATCTGAATAGACTTTATTTCCGTCTGTGTAAGTAGGTAGGTTTAAAAGTTTTTTGACATACAGGAAACCAAAGTCTCTCGTAAAGCCGGGATAGTCCCTTGAGTCCGACTCACGCGAAGATAAGTAGTCCTCACCCGCGTCATATAAACCGGGTTTCAGGTCTTGAGGCAGAGTGTAAGGATACCGGCGTTTGAGGCTGTATTTATAGAGATTAAAGTCTTCCCTTGCAAGGTAGTCGGGGCAGTTGCATCCAAACCGCATCTCCGTGGTGAAATATTCGCCCACGGTCGGTAGGGATGCTGGTGCCTGAAGTGTTTCGTTATTGATGACCGACCAACTGTTATCAGTGTCCAGAGAAATGAAAATGCTGTTAAAGATCGGAGCAAAGGAGGGCTCAATCGGTGTAGTGCCGTTACCTACGCCGATGACGACATAGTTGTTGTAAGTGGTTTTCTCTGTACCATCAGAAGCAAAGCGGTCCGAGAGAATCTCGCCAGTAAAAAAGGAAATGGGAGGGCCGAAATTACTCGAAAGCTCGATGGCATAGACCGTACCCGAAGTCTGAGTAACTGACTTGATCGAGTAGCCGAAATCGAGGAAGTTAAAGGAGTCCCGAGGACGAATGGCCACCATTCGCATGGCCATGTCCTGGTTCATCGAGGGGTACATGTAGCAGACGCCTGGAAGCGCTGCTCCGATGCCCACGGTTCCTGTAGTCCAGTACCTGAAAGAGTAATTAAGACCTACATACGCCTGATTGGCGTACATATAAAGCTCATATCCCCTTCTCCAACGCGTCCACATAGACGCGTAGTTGTAATCAAAGAGGATACTGTAGTCTTTTAGGTTGAAATCGGGGCGAAACTTACGTTTAAAGGGTACAGAGTGAGATAACTGGTGAGCCGAGCTACAACCCTCAAAACTTTTAAAGGCGAACTTAGATTTCTTCGGCTGGTGGCCGCCCCAGCTGAAGTCATCGCCGCCTCTTTTTGGCATTTGAGCTTAGTAGAACCCGCCTTGAGCCCAAATAGTCACGCCAGAAGCACTCAAACCGCCTGAAACAGCGGCGGGACCGTCTCCGAGATAACCAAGGCAGAGGATATAGCCCTTTTCCAGGTAGAGAGCTTCCGATTTACCGATTTCAATGGGGCGAACAAGGTTCGTATCACCCGTTTGAGGGGTCGGGGCCACGGTTGCGGGGAGCTCAACCCGGTGGATCAGACCTTCGGTATCGCCAGAAAGACCGATTTCAAACTTTCCGACCATCAAGGAGGCGGAAGTTGAAGGAGCAGACTGGTTAGGAGCGTAGACGTACACCCCAAAGGCTGCGCTGCGGACACCGCCGTCATTGGGATAACCTTCGTTGGGGACAACAAAGATATCTTCGACAAGGGCACCGTCCTCAGAGGGGATATCGCCCACACGGACGAGCTGGATCAGGTTTCCAAACTCAGGATTGCTCGAGTCGGAAACCAGAGGAGACCCACTATTGACCTTTGCGCCCCTAAGAAAGGGACGGTCAACCATCAGGGGTTGCTTGTTGGTGCTAGTGGAGGCCATCGGTGCAGCTCAGCGAGTAAGGAGAACAGATCTAACTACTTAGAGGAAGTAGTGCGAAAGTCAGGGATGGCTTCCGTCTGCAGAAACACGTCGGGATTAGTGAAGATCTTGGTCAAGATCTCTGGAGAAATCTTAAGCAGGAAATCAGAACCCGCGTTGGACGTGGTGTCGACCGGAGTTTCGACCTCTTCGCTCAGTCCACCAGTTACTGCTTCTTCTTCACGTTTCTTCTGCTCTTCAAGACGCCTCGCAATCATGGCGTCAATATATCGACCAAAGTTCTGCCCAGCCATGTTCGGGCGATTAAGGGGAGTGTTGTAGCGAGGAGGCAGCCCTTTTACTTGCCGAAAAATGTCAGCCGAACCTTCGACAATGGTGGCGAGATCATTTAGCCACTGAGGTCCCCCAGAATTCCCCGCAGGGGTGGTACCCATGCTGATCCCTGGAATACCACCTTGACCGTAGTTCAAACCAGCCATTGATTACACTCCGATAGGTTTAGTTTAAATCAATAACCTCTGTACATCCCGATCTTTTGAGCAGCCTGACGAACCATATCCTGCGTACGCTGCAGGTGAGGCCACTCTTGAGGAGCAGTTGCAGCAGCGAGATCAAAATTGCCCTGGGTAGGAGCAACAGCAGCGCGACCAACAGCTTCAGCATTGCCGATAGCGTTTGCTTGGTTATCTGAACCAAGAGACGAGCCAACAGCAGAGGTGGTCATCGACTCAACACTTTGTTGACTAGCTGCGGGATTTGCGAGTGCGCGGCGCTGGAGTTCGTAGGCCAGAGCAGGGTTAGCCTCCGCCCATTTGCCAAGGTTGGCTTGCATCTGAGCGTCACTGCCAGTGGAGGCTGCGTACTGTGCGAGAGCTTCCCGAACCGCAGGTTGTTTTGCGTATGCCTCGCGAGCTGCAAAGTACTTGGCAGGAGAGGAGTCGTATGCCTCGCGAGCTGCAAAGTATTCGGCAGGAGAGGAGTACTTTTCAGGGCTCAGAGGAGCGACCATACGATCCAGCAAAGCAGCAGCTGGGTCAGCCTGAGAGAGTGCAGCAATAGTAGCGCCACGGCTATCACCCGTGGTTGCGATGGTGTTAGGGGAGGAAGGCACTGCACTAGGGGAAGAACCGATAGCACCTAAAGGAGCTCTGTCCTCACCCCGGAACAAAACGCGAGCCTGTTGGGCTGCGGGAGCCTCAGAAGTTACAGGAGGGATGCCGAGGTCAGGTGCTTCTGCGGTGGTAGGGACACTACCAACAGCTGCACTGCCTTCCTCACCACGGTCGCGTAGGGCCAAACCGGCGCCGAGCCCGCCTGCGGCAGTCAGTCCCCCCAATGCCGCCATGACGCGGGGGTCCATCAGACCAGAAAGATCAAAGGTCCGAGCTCCCGAAGCCGCATTACGCAATTCCTGAGCGATAGCAAATGCGCGATCGGCGACGACATCCACAGGGGCAGGACCGGCATCGGCACCAAAGGCGGCGCGGATACCGCGACTCATTTCGGGGGTCTGCTGACGACCCATGCGAACGAAACGCTCTAAGGTTTCAGGCGGAAGTTGACGGAGAAGTTCAGGATCAATCCGATACTCACCAGTGAACATATCGGGGAGTCCCTTACCTAAGAAAAGGTTGCGACCCTGTTCACCGACATTGACTGGCGCTTCAATATCAACTGCTCGTGCACCACCAGAGGCAATCGTTTCTAAATTGCGCTCGGTAGCAAAGGGTGCTCCACTGTAAGGTTGACCGCCGAGCTTGGTACCCGGTTGACGAATAGCGCCTTTAGACGTGGTGTACTCAGTGAGTGCCTCGGCCCCGGCACGCTGACGAAGAGGCAGTTTGTCTCCGAGCTCCTCAGCAACACGAGTAGCAGCAGGCGCGGGCATCGAGGGAGTAATCAGATCCTCGGTAAAACGAACAGAGGGGCGTGGCGCCTGAGGCGCCTCCATGCGAGGAGCCAACTCTCCGCCACGAGGGCGAGGACCTTGATAAGACTGAGGGAGAAAACCAGTAGGCCTGCTACCAGCCGGAAATTCGGGAGCACCTTCCCAAGCAGGTTTAGGTGCTTGGCCTGGAATCTTAGTAGGAACGTCGAGAGTACCTAAGAGACCTTGGTTCATACCCCTCTGCGAAACAACAGAGGGAAAAGCGGTAAGTTCGTCTACAAGACCTGCCTTTTGAGCTGCTCGGCGTCCGGTTTGCTGGATTTGACCGCCCATCATCTCAATCATGGGAGCTAACCCACCCAAGAGACGCTTGGCCATCGCGGGATCCTGGACGGCTTTAAGGACTAAATTGAGCGCACCCATTACCGCTAAAGCTTTAAGTCAATAGTGCTAGTTTAACGCCAATTTGCGTAGAAGTAGAGCCTGTCAGAACGTGAAACATCAGGCGGTCCAGGAATTGCTTGAATAAATTCACCGCCACTCCGCTCAAACCGGTAGCGCGATGCCACGGGATCCCGGTAGTTGGGGACATAAAGCATCTGAGCAAGACGATCACACTCATAGAGGTAGTTCTCGCGCCAGACTCTCGTAACCTCTCGCTTGTCCTGAATCGAGATAGAACGTGAAACGTCACCAAGAATCGTTTCTTGACGACTCGTGGCGCGACCTTGAGCGAGTTCAGTTAAACGCTCAGCCTCTTCGCAGCGTTCAATCTGTTGAACAATTTTGTCGTAATAAAACTCACTAGGAATACTGTTGCAAGCCTCAAGCAGACGCGCATAATCACCTGCGGGAACAGTTGCGATGTTATAAGCGAGGTGATACGCGACGCGGCTGAAGTTAAAGTCGTCTAGCGCGTAACCAAAGACCTGAGCGGGATTACGCGTTAGCTGATTAACAGCAGCGTATATAACCTCGCGTTTAGCGGCGTCAGTGGTCGTGGGCTGAAAAACTACACCGTTTTGAGCTAGATACGACTGAATCTGCTCAAGTTCGTTAGGAGTTAATTGCGCCACGACCTAGTTACTTATGTCTTTCTATTCTACGTATACAGAACCCGTAGCAAAAACTTCGTCCCAATCGACTCGTTTGATCGACGAGAGCTGATCGAGCTTGGTGAAGCGCTCACCGGGAAGAGACTGACGGAGTTCGATGATCTCTTTGGCGGTCTTAAGGCCAACTCCCGGCAGACACTGGGTCAGACCCTCTGCAGTCAGGTTGTTGAGGTTGATCCGATTGTCGATAGGAGGCAGAGGCTTGATGACGACGGGTGCTTCTGGCTCATCCTTCTTAAAATTCCTCCGACCACGGCGGACTGACACGGAATTGCTGGTCGCCTTAGGCTCCGTATCTTCCTGGAAGACGTCAACCTGATCCTTATGGGCAAAAAAGACCTTCCCGGTGGTGTTAGACCGCACCATCAAGTACTCACCGTCATCGTGAGTGGAAATTACGTCGATTTTGACGCCACTTGGCTTATAGACTTTGGTGGACATCTGAAAAAGTCAGTATGTGAGCAGTACTTTAAGCCAAATTAGCTTATTCCTCGCGCATACGCTTCAGGTCCCGGTCAAAATTGTTCAAAAACTCCGCTCGTTTCTCCCAAGTGTCGCCTCCGGTCTGACCTTTTTTGGGATTTATGCACTGCGGGTCGTTAGTTCGGTTGCAAACGAGCCCCGCAAGGTCTAATTCGTTTCCTTTAGAGCCGGTTTTCCAGTGGTGGACTCCGTTTAGCCAAGTTGCGCCGCAACGAGGACACTCTTTACGTTCTAACTTGAGATCTGAGAGCTCCCGTTCGTCCATAACAGACTAAAAATACGGTGTGCCACATATACTTTGGCACCTAAATGCTTCTTATGTGTTAAAAATTTCTGTAAGAACACAAAAACAAAAAAAAGCCCAAGGACCTCTCCTTGAGCTATCCCCCTCGTTTAATCGGAGCGTCTCCACGCCCAGTTCAAGGTTAAGACGGGAAATCGGCTTGTCAACCAAGAAAAAACCCCTCCCGAAGGAGGGGCACCGAGGTTTCGCGAGGAAACTCTATCAGGCAGGAGAGGTCGAGGTGTAGATCTGAGACTCGATGACACCATCGGGCTGCAGAGCGACGTCCTGACGCTCGGGGGGCTCGTCGGGAACGATCCAGCAAACTTCGCAGATAGCGAGTGCTTTGTCTTCGCCGGAGAGCTTGCCAGCGGCGGCACGAGGATCGTACACACCAGAACCCTGGAAGATACCAGAGGCGGCTTGGCTGCTGGAAGCGAACAGTTTCCACTGAGTCTCGGCACCCAGGGCAGACAGGCTGCTGGAGTCGATGATGTTGGTGGAAGCGGTGCTGCCGTTAGCAATGCGGCTGGTGGCGCCGGTAACGGAGGTACCGAACTGACCAGACACAACAGTGCCGTCGACCTTCAGACCTTGGCCCACAGCGGGGATCAGGGTCAGGGTGGGGGTGGCGGAACCACCGGCAACGCCGGAGCTCACCAGATCACCACCGTCAACACGCAGAGAAGCGCGATACACGTAAGCACCGGCAGGAGCCTTGATGCCGTCGGTGATATCGGCCCGGACATCCTTGTGGAAGTCGGGGGAAGGAACGATAACCTCGCCGTTCAGGAAAGGTTGCTCGGCGCTGTTCTGACCCGAGCCATAAGGACGGGTGTAGTAGGACAGCTGGTTGGTGGAGCCCAGAGCTTGGAAGCTCAGGTCCACATAACCGACGGCCTGCTGGGCAATCCAGCCGGGACGGAAGACCACGCCCACGGGGCCACCAACGGGCTGGTTGGTGTAGCTCGTCTGAACGCCATTGGCGTTCTCGAACTGCATGGTTTTTTCTTCGTGCCAGTAACGAAGAACGTTGGTGTAGTTGCCAGGATAAATCTTGGCAACGTGCAACTGGTTAGAGTTGATCGCCATTGTTAGTTACCTCCTCAAGCGTCGAAAGAGTAACCAACGGTGACGAAGTCAGCGTTCAGAAGTTCGAAACCTGCGTACAGGCTCCAAATCATCATGATGAAACGGCTGAAGTCGTCGTTGTTGTTCAGGAGAACCTGAGCATTGTTGCCACCGATGCCAACGCCGGTCGACTGAGGACCGAAGAAGATACCAACTGCTGCGTTGTAGTCAGAGGTGGTGCCACCGATGGTTGCGCTTTGGGTTTGGGTAGGCATGTTGGTGCTTTCGAAGAAGCGCACGCCTTCAAACACGAAGCCGGTGGGCATAATCGGTTCGCCAGCCACGAAGGTGGCTTGACCGAAGCCCTGACCCATGTACAGCGCAGCGTTGGGCTGCATGCCGGACATGAGGGGATTGATTTGACCGTTGCCAGGATAACGAGCAACTTCACGGAAGTCGCTGTTCTGACGCAGGTGCATCAGGAAGGTGGGATCGCAAACGCAGCGATAGAAACCATCCTGGAAGGTAGGAGTGTTCCGCTTGCGCAGGCTCTTCACCACGCGCAGGAGGTCATCCTTAACGTCGAACTTAGCTTGCTCGGCGTTGGTGTAGGTCAGGGCGCCGGTTGCCAGATCGCCGGGGAAGTAGTAACCACCCTGGGAATCGGAAGCTTGGCCCTTGGAAACGGCTTTCAGGAGTTCGTTGATGAACACCCGATCACGCCACCGACGATAGTCATCCAGCAGAGTCAGGCTGCCGATGGACTGGTGGAAGGTGGTGAGGTTACCAGTATCCAGCAGGAGACGCTGAGCAGTGATCAGGGTCTCACGAGCAATCTTGAAGGTGCTCGGCTGGGTGGGATCGGACGGATCAGCAGGACCGGTGTACTCCTTGAGAGTCACCAGGACCTTGTCCTTGACGATATTGCGGCTGTTAGCAGTACCGATGGTCTGCTCAGCAGTACGTTCGCGAGATTCTTTGGAGCCAGGGTTACCGAAGAAGCGGTAACGATCGAGCTGCACAGT